TATTTTATATGCTCTGCCTGAACCTTCTTCATAAAATGCTCTCATATTCATTTTTGTAGCATCCAATTGGGTTCTCAACTTAGCTAACTCAGTGGGATTATCAGTAACTGATATTCTTCTAGATAAAGATTTAAATGTTTCTTGTAATTTAGAGACCTGTCTTTGCCCTGCACTATCAAGTGTAGAGATGTTAATGAATTTTTCACCCAAATCTAGAGAAAAGTCCTTCCAATCGCCTAGAATCTCATTTACCTGTCTATTTGTTTCATTGCTATAATCTCTATAGTATGATGTTTCTTTTATAAGGTCTTGCTCAAACTTAGCTAGTTCAGGAACTCTCTTTAATGCTGCTCTTGGCAAGTGAAATTTAGCCCATAAAGGACCATCTTTCTTTGTTATCATAGTATTAAAGGTTTCTAAACCATATTCAAATTTTCTAACATCTCTTAAGTTTATAGGATTCTCTGCTAAATCATATACCTTACCTGTATATGTCATAAATACTTCTTCGAAAGTTCCGAAATTATTCCAGTTACCATCTTGAACATTCTTAAACCTGCCACCACGTTCCCAATCAAGAGCAAGCTTCTCCAGTCTTTCAGCAACACGCTTCTTAGCTTCTGGAGTCATTTTATCTTCTCTTCGTTTTTCAGTAGCTCTCATGCCACAAGTCCAAATTGACATACAGTTCCCCTATTTATAGCAGTTTAATAATTCTCTAGTTCTATCTACAGCTGACTCTCGTACAGAGCCACGATCACCTACATTTTTTCTTCTTATTGATTCTGATTCGCTAATTAATACCTTCTTAGCTCCAAAGTTTCTAACAGTACCATCTGGATTAGTAGCGTACTGCTCTATACCCCATTGTTTTTCAACCTCTATACCTTTAGCTTCCATTACCTTAGAGGCTTTATAAAGAACGATAGGATCTACTAATGTTCCACTAGCATGCTCTATCATTACTTTTGCAGCTTCACGCTCATTGCCAGTACTTATGTCTCTTGCTTCAAATATTTCTTGATTTAAATATCTCTCTGTTGTTAAATATCCCTCTAAAGAACCAGGCTCTGTAAACATATTAGATTTAAGCTGTTCCATATTAATATTAGGATTTCTTGAACTTATGTAAGCAGCATTCTTCATAAGATTAATATCATTTAGAATCTCCTCTGCTTGCATCTTTAATCCAGAATTTGGTTTATATTCACCACTTGCTAATTGTGACAATAAAGACATAACAGGTTCGCTCATTCTATTTTCTAGATACATATAATCAAATACAGCTTGTTTGCTATTCATAACATTATTACTTCTAATAGAAACAATCTTATCTGACACCTCAGGAGTCAACATTCTTAGTATTAAAGCTTTTCTAAAAGCAATATCTTCTGTTTTTCCAAACAAGAAATCAAAGAATATAGCTTGTCTTTCCATACTATAATCTGTCTGTCCCTGCCTGTTAGTTAAATCAGAAGATTCTCTTAATTTTATAAGTTCAGATTGTAATAGTTTATATTCTGACATTAAATAATTCTTTGTTTCATAAGATGAGAACCTACGCACATTTCCATCTTCTAATCTAATAGAAGGAGTTCCTGCAAAAGCTTCAAATAATGCTCGCAAGCCACCTTGCTCTACACCATCTGTGACTTGATATCTTCTTCCATTTACTACCATTTTATCTCTACTAAGAATAGGTTGTCTATTAAATTGACCTGGCAATATAACTTCTTTAATACTACCCTTCATGTCAATAACAACTACTGGCTTATCTTCAGCACGATATGTTTCTATTCGATGTCCTTTATGGAATATAGTCTCTGGAGGATTGCCAGGATCTTTAGAAGCAAATTTATAAGATAAAGCTTCCTCCATCATAGCTTTCATTTCTTGAACTCTCATTAATTTATTTTGAAGAGAAGTAATTTCAAGAGTATCCATATCATTTCTTGTGAAATTCTTTTTTGTTTCAATTTCTATTTGCAAGCTCTTTTCTTTAGCAGATAAATCTACAAGTCTTAATGCCCTTGCTTCATCTTTTACATAATGTTTTAAAGCACTATTGAACATATTATTATGTTTTGCCTCTGTAGTATTTCCAGGGATTGCTGATAGACCATTATCAATATATTCTTGAAGCTGTTCTACTTCAGACTTACCTCTACCATATTGCCCTGCTTCTTTAATATTATTCTGTTGCTTATAAATCTCATGCATTTTTTGCATACCTATATCATAAGGATTGTTAGGATTTTGAAAGAATTTTCTAGCTTGATTTAATCCATCAAATTCTATCCTTTCATCGATTCCCCATCTCTTTGAAGGATCTAATGATTTAGATACCAAATTAGAGAATGCATTATGATAGTCCTGTAGTCTTGCTGAATTCTCTTGCCCAGCTTCGGATACCTCTACTCCCTTATTATATCTTAAATACTTATTTAAAGGATGTATAAGCCTAGACATTATAGCATTTTTTACATGCTCAAATTGAGCTACATTCATATCTTCAGCTACTTTAAATTCTTTACCCTTTTCTTGATAGCCTATTTCAAATATTCCATTTTTACCAAAATATATTTCAGCTAACTTGTTCTCAAATTCTTTCACATTTTTAAAGGAAGGTAGGTTTTTATAAATATCAATATATTCAATAGCAAGTTTAGATATAGTATCTACCATATTAACATACTTACCATTCCTATTTAATCTAACTTGGAAATTGCTTTGATTCTGATACATTCTTTTAGTGCTAAAACTCATCACCAATGGATCATTTTTATATATATTAGATAAGTATGTAGCAACTTGATGCATCTTTATAAACCTACCTCTAGCTGCATCTACCTCTTTCTGAATAGCCGAAAAATTACCAATGTCTTTACCAATTAATCCAGGCAATGCTTGAGCAAATGCTCCTTCTCTTACATTAGGGTCAAAAAATCTATCGATAGTAGTTAATGGACTTTCAATTGCATCTGTTACATGTCCTGCTAATTTATTAGTTTCTCTCCAAAATTCACCTGGAGCTGATGTATAATTAAAAGATTTGTCAAAATCAAAGTCAGCATCCTGAGGTTTAATAGCATCTCTAGCATTCATCATACTAACATTACCTGCATTTTCATCCATATGCCATTTGCCATCATACTTAGCTAGCTTACTGATAACCATATCGCCCATCATATTTCTAGGTTGTCTACTATTTAACATACCTATACTCAATCCATATTTATCAAATCTACTAGCTGCTTCCCAAATCTTAGTAAAGTCTCCTAAGAACCGATTCTTTGTTAATTCATCTATAGCTGACTGCTCTCTTTCAAGAGCATCCTTATAAGCTTTCTTATTATCAGCTGAAATAACTTTATTATTAAAGTCAGCATCTACTAATTGACCTTTTTCATTGATATATCTACCTTCTACCTGAAGAAATTTTTGACCTCCAATGGAAACAAAGAATGCATCTGCATCCCTAGAGCCTGTCTCAGCATTATATTTAATCTTCTGTATTAATACATTATGAACATTATTACCATCAGGTTTTAAACTAAATGTTTTATTTGCTGCATAATATGAGGGTACAAACTCTCCAAAGTATTGCACAACAGGCTTGTCACCTATTTTACTTCTAACACTACCTTTTAATGTCCCCCAATCAGCTCTCATAACATCTAATGAGCCATGTGTAACTTCTCCACTACCTATTCTACCATTATTAACAAAGAAATTTATCATATTATCCTGCAACCTTTGTTGTGCCCAAGGTTCTAAAATAAGTCCATTTCTAGTTACAATAGAATTTAAAGAGCTGCCTATCATAGAAGGATTGCCTTCTGCAGATAGAGTCCCCAATATTTGTTGAGCCAAAGCTGTTCTATGAAATGGATCTTTATGAGTATAAGCTAAGTTCTGTTCATATCTATCTATCTTGCCTCTCATATTAATCCAACCAGCTATACCATTATCTGTACTCATATGAACACCTGCATTCTGACCAACTAATGGATCGTGTTCTTTTGAAACATTTCTAAGACTAAATGACTCGAATGGTAATTCAGTTATAGTTTGCTTTGACATTCTATTTGGGATATAATCATACCAAGCTGACTCTAAATCTATATCTCTACTAGCTAAATCTATTTCAGTATAATTATCTTTTAACTCTTCATTCTTACTTTTTTTAATCTTATTTAACTTATTAGCTGATTTAAATGTGAGCATATCAACACCTAAATCACCCAATAAAGTTTCAAGCAAAGGATCATATTGGATAGATGTTTTATTAAAAAATTGCTCTATTCTACCATAATTAGCATCCTGCTTATTTTCCCAATTTAATTTATTGTGAGTTATAGTAGGTTTTATAGCTCCAGACTTAAATCCTTGTATGTTTCCAGCATTATCTACTACCAACATCTCTGGATTTATCCCATAAAGGGCTAAATTAGCTAAATAAAATTCTTTTGTGACAAAGGTACTACCATCGACAATAGACTTCGTAGTTTCCTTGATTCTATTAATATTATATTCCAGATCTTCTAGAGAAATCTCTTTATTTTTTTCCATTTTCTTTAATCTTATCTCTTCTCTGGACAATGCATCGAATATATTTTTCCTAGTTTCACCCCTATCCATTATAGGCTCATCATTGATAGAAGTTGTCTTTACTTTTCTATAATTTCCTTTTGCATCAGGGATAAGCCAGGACTCTACTTCACTATGAACCTTCTTAAATAAATCAGATTGAGAATTTTTTAATATAAGATTAGCTTTTTCTCTGTTACCTTCGGTAGGAATAAATCCATTCTTAGTTTCATTTAACTTATCTCTTTTATGTAAGTCTATTATATTCTCATGATTTAATCTAACTTCACCATTTTCAATAACCCCAGGTATTTCACCAGACATATTCAATAGCATTCTGGTTAGCTTTACAGCTTCAGCTATAGCTTCTGGTGTCTGGGCTTCTCTTATTCTGGATAATAATTGAGATACAGCATTCTTTTGAGCTGTACTTCCTCCAAGATCACCGTCATATACTGCTTCTAATCTTTTAAACAATTCTCCTTGTGGTCCAAATTGAGCTGCAATTTCTTTATGTATAGAACGATTAAATGCGTCTGTTCTTATTGCTATGGCAGTCCCTTCATTAATTTGCACAATATGAAAATCTTGCTTCATTAATGGCTTATCCTTAGCATTGCCCTTTAATTTAGAGGCAGTCCCTTGATTATAAAATTCTCGTTTACCTTCTGCATTATATAAAGAGAAGTCACCTGTTCGGAGAGCTGCATTAGTCTTATCTAAGTCTACATTTAGAATATTTCGCATTACTCTACCATCGCCATCAAACCCTGATGTTTCAACTAAATATAAATATTTTTGATTAGGATCTAGCTTAGCCAATAAACCTGTTAATCCCCTATCTTTAGTTTCACCAACAACCTTTGAACCCAAAATAAGTCTATTATTCTGCAAGTCTACTTTGACAGTAGATACAACTTGCTTAGAGAAATAGCCTGCATTAATTGCATACCAGTCAGCATCTATTTCAGACTTAGAAAGTTTTAAATCGCCTGCAGAATTAGATACTTCCATCTTTAAACGAAGAGGCTCTGCTATTAAATTATGATAGTTCTTAGAATTTAATTCAATCTTACCTGCTAGACCGTTCAATGTATTTATCATAGTTTGAACTTGTTGTCGTAATTGAGGATTAGATATCAAACTTGGATCAGAGTAAACATCTCCTAATATATTTCTTCCAATGTTCCTAACTTCATCTGCATTTTTCCTAATACTTCTATCAACATCAAATAGATTATCTAATTCAAGTTTTGGGATTTGATACTTAGTTGAAAATTGATTCGTAGATATTCTCAAAGCATTATCCTGTACATCTTTAGTCCCTATAACATCTCTATATGGAGAAAGTTGAGTATCAACAAAATCCTTTATAGTACTTTCATTTAATGCAAGTGTTTGAGCTTTATTCATAATATCTACAGTAGTTTCAGTTATCTTTGTTAAATAATCTATTCTAGTAGAGCCTACCATATTTTTACTTAAAGCATTAATGACATCATTAATAGACCCTTCTTTCTTCCCTAATGCTCTTAATTTATAAACATTTCTTTCTTCCAATGCTGTTTTAATAAAATCACCTAATTCAAGTAATGCTTTTCTCTCTCCGTTCATAGCTATTGTAATTTCATCATGCTTCTTTCTTAACTTTGCATCTACCTCACCAAGTCCTTTAGATAAATCATTTGCCATTCTACCTAATTTCTCAGCTTCATGATAAACCAATTCTCCCTGAGTTGTTACTCTGTCAATAGTAATACCATCCCAAGCTGTCTCAGCTGTCGCCTTAGACTTTAAGAGCGATCTCATCCAAGCACCCTTATCTGTTTCAACTAATCCATCTTGCAATGATGTAGGAAACTTAGATCTTTCAATAGCGTTTGTTAATTTTTCATAATAATTTCTTAACTCTACATAAGTATCTTTACCTATCTTATTATTCTTCAATAACATAGTTAAATTAGAATCCATATCTTTCATTGAAGGCAATATCGCTGTCTTCCCTTCAGCCTGATAATTTAAATTTATATCTTTTAATATTGTTACAAGTCCAGCTTTGGTATCAAAACCAACTTGAACATCATCAATACCAAGTGCATCTATAGACCTATCTAATATATCTCTCTTTAAATCTCTTAATGTTTTAGAGTCAGTAAACACATCTCCAAAGTTCTCTCTCATCTTTTCCATAACAGCAGATGCTTCTTCAAAAGTAACTGTTTTCTTTTGATTAGGAACAGATCCAGCGTTAAGTGATCGTAATACTGAATGCATATCTTCAACAAACTTAGCCACTTCACCAAAGTTCTCAGGCAAAGATTCAGGTTTTAGTAACTCAGGAACTTCTCTATATAATAACATTCTTTCCATCTTATTTATTAAATCTGAAGCTTCACCAGCACGCATGCCATGGTCCTTGCCTCTAGATAAGAATTCATAAGTTCTATCTCTTTGCTGCATTTTAATTACTGTATCATAAGGTAAATGCCAAGCATTATTTTCCAATATTCGAGGGTCAACTTCCATAGTTTTAGACCACTCAGGACCATATGTGAGTCCCATTAGATTATTAACTGCTGAATCATATGATGACTTAGCATTAGCAGCCATCTCCCCATCAATACCTGGAGGCAGTTTACCTTCTATTTCTCTAATCCAATTATTCTTAACTCCCCAATCATATACTGTAGCAAATGCTTGATTGACACTCCTATCTCCAGTATCAAATTGCTTTTTATTTAATCGTGGACCCTGTATAACTCCAGTATCAGGATCTATTTTATAGAAAGATTTTAATCCTAAAGATTCATACATATCTGTGATAAATTTCTGGAAATATTGAATAGGCTCTTCAGCAGCCTTTATATATGCTTTCTTTCTCCATATTCTCATTTGAGGATCAGCAGTTGAAGGAGTAAGTATCTTACCTGCAAATTCCATTTTAGAAACATTACTTACTATTTCAAAAGCTTGCTCTGGAGTATACTTGCTAACACCTAAGAAATCAGTCAATCTATTAGTATCATATTCAGATATTATCTTTTCTGCTACAAATAGTTTATCATTTAAAATCTTAGCTTCTGCTGTAGTAATATCTTTTGCTGAAACTAAATCAGATACATGTTTATGGAAAGCTGTCTTTAAATCAACTCCATCAATTGCTTCATTCGCTACAAATGGTTTAAATATATTTTCTAATTCTGCAAATTCAGTTGTTGAGTCCATAGCTCTTTTTATAACATTATCAGCTACTTTCCCTGCATCTGTACTAGTTTTAGGATCACCATAAATATAACTAATAGCTTTTAATTGATTTTTATCTACTCCAAATGTCTCTAATCCACCCATCAATCTTCTGAGCTTACTAGCTTTACCACCAATATAACTTTCTACATTACCTGTTTGGAATACTGTTTTGAATCCCCCACTACTTACTGGAGTGTGAAAAGAATGTGGAGTCCTGGTGAAATACATAGCTGTCATAATATTTGCTATTCTTTCTTGAGGTGAACCACCCATAGCATATTTTAAAGATTCATAACTTAATCCATTTTCCCAAAAAGATTGAGCTAATCCAGTAGAATTCATTGCCATTACACCAGCACCCATTCTAGGTAATGATTTAAATACATCGCTACCAAATTCCTTAACCCATTCTTTAGGGGCATTAACTAAAAACTTTTTACGCATTTCACTTAAAAACTCTTGCATTTCTGCAGTACCAGCTTTATCGCCCTTCTTAATAGTATTCCACCATTCAGCAGGCTTCTGAGACCATTTAGAAGATAACCTGCCTTCTAGATTGCCTCCAGATATTTTATTCATAGCTGTTAATTGAGCCTTTAGCTCTTTTCGTTTCATATTTTTGATAGGCTTTAGCGATTTGTAACCCTGCTGGAATATTCTATTTAATCTAGACATATGATTTGCATTAGTTCCACCTTTTACAAATTTCACAGGACCTAATAATGAGAAGAATGCTGCTTCATGCATTGCATCATGTGCCCATTTACTAGCTATATGATATGGATCAAGAGCTCTACCTGTTGGAGACATTGTATGCTCACCAGTTTCATCATCCCAACCTACTCCCCAAAGACCTTTATGCGTAGCATCAACTGCAGTATGTAAAGTAGCCATTGCTACACCAATAGCAGCATCATATCCCATAGCTCCTACAAAGAGATTAGCTTTAGGTCCTAATCTTTTACCTAATACAGGAATTTTAGTAACAAAGTAATTCATCATCTGCATTGCATCTTCAGGATTATTCTTTGAAACTATCTTAACTGTTTCTTTAGATAATGCTTCTAAAATATCATCATCTACAATACCAGCTACATCTGACAATGTATTCTTAACACTTTTGCCCATGACTTGCTCAAGCATTTCTGCCCCAAGAGCTTTTTCAATAGCTCCTGCAGTAGCTGAAGCTGATGCTATCTCATATGCATCATCAACTATATGCTTTCCAACTGTAGCTTCCACACCTTCACGAGTAACTTTTTTACCAAGAACTTCAGTAACAGACTCTAATCCTTCTTTTGCTGCTATCTTAGTTCCAGCTTCAGTTAATTCTTCTAAAGATTTCTTAGCAAAATGCTTGCCTGCTCCTGTGGCTAATCTACCTGCACCTTGAATACCTGCTCTAGCCGCCAATCCTCCGAAAACAAATGATGGTATCATACCTAAAGCTGAACCAATCATATATCCTGCTTTACCAGAATTAGTTAATTCACCCCAGTCACCAGCTGCATCTCCAGCTAAGGACTCTTCCCAAGTAGTAACATCATCACCATATACAGCTTCATTATAAGTATCTGCTACATCTAATGTCCCTAATGTTCCTTGATCTACAACCCCCCAGAGTGCTTGTCCTAAAAAATCATATACAGCATTTCCAGAAGTTTGTACTTGAGTATCTTTAAAGGCGCTTGAATGGTCCTCTTGTCTGTCTCTCAAGATAGAGAGAAGCTCCCGATTAGTAGCCATGTATATTCCCTATTTTAAAATTTCTTGGACATCATCTATATTTAGATATCCATCTTCAATCAAATCATCTAAGATTGTTTCGCTAATTTTTCCTAAATTGCTATCTGCTTTATTAATTGCTGCATCCAATACAGCTTTCTGTTCAAATGCTGCTTCATATTTTTCTTCAAAATTCTCTAATGCGGAATAAGCATTACCTAAAATGTCCTGAGCCTGCTTATAATCATCACTCCAACCCATATGACCTTGTTCAGGATTCCACCTAAATAATTCATTGTCAATCTTTTCCATGCCAGGCTCTTTAAATGCATCTGACCATCCTGTGAAAAGTTGAGTAAATAGTCCTCCAATATGCCCCGCATAACTACCAACTGGTCCCATTGCTGGATTTGATAAAGGAGCATTTCCTAGTATCCATTCAGCTGGATTCCACCAATTTATAGACATTTCTTCTTCTTCTTTAGATTTAATCTTAGTCAATTGAGATAATTTCTCTTCTATGTCTGCCTTCAATATACTTTTCTCATCAGCTAATGGAATTAATGCATCTGAAATCATTTGATATTGACTCTTATCAACACCTAATTCACCAGATTCATTTGTATTTAGCATGAGTGAAGTTTTACCTTCATTCTCTTCCAATAATTTATTCACCTCTGGATTATCAAGTATGCTCAATGCACTTATATCTATATTTTCTAATTCATCTTCATCCCATAAAGCTGCAAGTTCTTTATTGCTTAAATCTCTATCTGTGGTTTGAGTGTCAGTAGGATCAGACCATGAAAACATATCTTGACCAGAAGTACCCACATCTTCTTGCAAGGAAGTAATCATATTTACATTAATTTTGTCTTGTATACTTGAATATGAAGTAAGTAAATCAGCTACTGGAATCTTTTTGCTGCCAATAGTTCCATTAGTTAAATAATTATGCTTCTCTTCATAGGTATCAAATGAAGATAGTGTATTTAATATATGTTCTTGTAATTGTATTTCTGGATGCTTTGTGCTCATTATAATCCTAATCCTTTTAAAATATTATCTTCTTCTTCTTCACTACCAGAACCCGATGGCAATACAACCTCTTCTTCTTCGAATACAGCTAAAATATCTCTTGCAAAGTATTCATTAGCTTCAACTATAAAATCTTTAAAAGTCATATGGTCAGGGAATCCAAATAATGATTGAGCAGTTTCATCTAATTCTTTTCTTTTAATATCTCCCTTAGCTTTACCACCATGAGGTAAAGAATAATATTCCCATAGTTTGTCTAATTTATTTCTAAGCTCATTGTAATCAGGTTTACCACCCTGTATTTTTCCATAAGGACCGATTTCAGCTGTGCTTAATTCTACTAGAGTTTTATAATCTGCAGTATATTCTGCTAACTTCTCAGGCGATGTATCTGTGAACCCATGCATATTAGCCCATAAGAATCCTACATCTTCATTAATTAATTCAATATTTTTATAAGCAGAATCTAATCTAGCTCGATCATCCTCAGTTTTAACATTACCTTCTAGATTTTGAGCAATAGTCCAATAAGTATCTAATTGTCCTAATTCAAGTTTAGTTGAACCACCTGTTATTCTCATATTAAAGTATTCAGCGACATTTTTATCTTTTTCTTCTTCTTTACTCAAGGTATGTTTGTCTTTTTTAATTAACAATTCCAAATCTTTTATCTCTTTAGTTATATCAGTACTTTGCAATTTGGCTAACTGAGCCATAGCAGGGCCTGTATTTCCTGCAAAGTATTCCTTAATAACATTTAACTCAGCATTATCTTTCTGAGCTTGAGCAACCACTGTAGCATCTTTAGATTGTAAATTTGCCTCTATAATTGTAGGATCTATATTATATATATCTAAATATCGTTCATAGCTTAAATCATCAATATTCCACTTCTCATCAGCTCCTGGACCACCACCACCTGCCATAATATTCTTAGCTCTATGTATTCCACTCGCTAACAAATCAGATAACTCAGCAGAACTTTCTTTCCAATATTCAGATTGACTTGAGTAATGCTCAGCTAATTCATTATAATTATCAAGTTCAGGCTTTTGAGTATTAGCTATTAATTGTTTTGAGCCATGAGTACTATTGTAATCTTCGATAGCATCTAAAGATATACCCAATTGATATATATTGTCTTTTTTCTTTTCAAAATCCTGTTCATATGCAAGAGATAATGCTTTATTTTCTTTGTATAAATCTTGTGATTGCTGATATTTTTGCTGTGTTAATCTTAATCCTGCTTCTAATGCATACTTTTTCTCAAGCATCATTTCATCATGAGCTTCTTGTCTACCCATCATTTGATATTGTAATAATAATTTAGGCAATTCTTCGAAGAAATCTTGCCATGGAGATCTCTCTATAACTATTCTACTTCCCATTTTTAATCCTTACTTAGGTTCACTAGTTGTGAGTTTATATAAAGGCTTATACCATAAATAATTCAAGTTATAAAACCACTTAAATTTATTTGCTACTCTCCATCCCCATAAAGCTAATTTATGTGGTAAAGGTCCATCAAATATAGTGCAAGCTATATTATCTACTATAACAGATCCCTCTTCTGTAAATAAATCGTACTTACCTTTCATCATCTTATGTTCAACGGAATGCACTTTAACGCTCTTTAAGGTACCATTTTCGACAATATTAATTTCATCTCCAGGGTGTATATATCTAGCCTTTTTTGTCTTTTTAATTCCATTAACAAATATTCTATGTCTAGCAGTGACTTTTAATTTTGAATCACCTGCCTTTATAATAGTATAATAGTATTTATTTTTTGAATCTTTTGTATTAAAGAACATATCTTTAACTACTTTAGAATATATAACATCTCCTGAATTATTGAATGCTTGAATCATGTCTCCATATTCTACATCCTTAACTTTTTTAGTTATGCCATTTTTAAGAGTAACTATACTATTGCCATGGAAACAAGATTTTTTATCATCTTTATCAGCATCAGCAGCAGTTTCAGCTGAAACAATATCAGCTGCAAATTCTGATTCATATTGAGCATATGCTGATTGTTTTTGTTCTTGAGCTTGATTGAAAGCACTTTGCCTGCCTGCTTGAGTAGCTCCAAATAATTCTGCTCGTTGCGCTTCCATTCTTTGTTTTATATCACCAGCACCTTCAAATCCTCTCATAGAAGCTGTAGCTGCACCTTCTTGTGTTAATTTAGAAAGATTATTCCTATTAGCAGAAGTAAGTTCACCCATCCTTCCTCTCATTACATCTTGTATTCTATCTATTTTATCTGTATCAAAGGCTGAAAAATATTTTGCATAATCAGATCCAACCCCTGCTTTAGCAATAAGAGCATTTAAATCTTCATTAGACATTTCGGCTAATTGTTCTGGGGTTATATCTGCAAGTTGATTCTCATCCCATCCAGAACTGCCAGGACTGTGTGGGTTAGTGGGTCTCATATCAGACATATTTACTTATCTCCTTTTAACCAATCAAAATTAAATTCAATTGGATCGTCTGTCCTAGTTTGAAGTCTACCTATACTATAAGGATTATCAGCATCTAAAACCTCAGGAACAGCTGCTTTGTAATTAGCATCACCAGGTACGCCCACTGCTTTAACTCCTGGGGTAATTACATTCTTAGTCCCCCCTGCTTGTTTAACCTTATCTAGGAATTTCATTTTTTCACCACCTTCAGCTACTTGCCCAGCTTTAGCAAATTCTTTCATAAATTCACCACCACCTGCTAACATAGCAGTAGTTCCAGCACTTTTCATCATACTTACATTAGCATCTTCAATGATATCGCCCCTAGCCCCTTGATTCATATGCCCATATTCAGTATCTGCCATTACGTCCTTTGTTGGAGTGAATGAAACTTTTTTAGCAGCAGCCATTCTTCCCCCTAAATTACCAGCCATTGAGCCTATACCTGCTACAGCAGCAGTTGCTAATAACCCTGCAGGATTCAATGCAGCTACAAGACCTAATGCCCCCAATGAACCTCCTATAGAGCCAAATAATCCTTGCTTTCTAGCTTTTGATTGAAGCTCTCTTTGAGACTTCATTTGATCTACTTGTAATTGTGCTCTTCCTAGTGCACCCATATAATGCTCCTTTTTACCTTAGTTTTAGTCAATATAAAATACATTTATAACCTCATAATTCCTATTAAAAATTTGCTCCTAAAAATATTGCATTCTCTGTTGTTGCTGCAGATGCTGTAACCACTAAATATGGTGCAGTTGCAGTACCATCCGTTTCTTCTGTAGAATAATAGGCTAATCTAGTCCCAAAACCTGGGCCAGAACTAGCACTAGAATCATATGTTCCGTCAGCTGCATAGTGAGCATTCATATCATCACTGATAACTACAAATGCAAAGAAAGAATTTCCAGGGCAGTCACCTTTAGCAGTACTATTTAATTCATAAGTCATTTCAGCATCTGTAGTACCCCCCGCAGCTGTAGCACCATCATTATATATAGGAGCTGCATAATCACGAACACTAGTATCTGTATCAAATGCTCCTGATGCATAGTTTACCTTTCTTACATTTGTTTGAGTAAAATTGCCAGTAAAAGCAACTGCTTTCTTCCCCCATAATTTTAAATCCAAATCAGTTACAGTGCCACTTATTGAAGAGCAATCAAATTTATGATGAACTTCACTATGAAAATATTGATAAGGAAATTTAGAACTACCTAATCCTGTCCTATATGTACTTACGAAAGTATTGCTTCCAGTTCCTTGAGAAGTCCTTGCCCATGAGCCAGTGCTTAATACAGTGCTCCAACTTGAAGGAGGGAAGAAAAATTGCCCAACATTAGCATATAATACATCACCACCTGAATTTATATTAGTATCTATATACTCTGCAATCTTTAGCCTGTCTTCTAATATACCTTCAGAGGTTAAATATTTAGTATATTTATATTTATTATTACCTAAATCTTGCAATGAATGGGTAGTCCTTGATTCTAACTCATCTAAATTTTCATCAAATAGTTTAGGGTTTTCAAGGGTAAGCACAAGGTCATCAAATTTAAAATCAATAAAATCAGTATCTATATTATAATATGTATTATCTACAGTCACAGTATCTATAGAAACACTAAATTTATTCTTAACCTTAGTAATCATATCAGCCAAAGTAATGTCAATATAAGATGTATCATTAAATGTTTTTGTTTTAAATAAAGTCTTTATCTCATTCGGGATAGGTTTAGTGTTAAAATATGCAAGGTAAGCTTTCTTATCATAATCATAATACCAACCACCAACCTTCTTTCCACCTATTAAAAAGTATTTACCAGAACCCTCTGTCTCTTCATATGCTGTTGCCTCAAGCATATCTTCTATCATATGAGTAAATATAGTATCCACATCGCTTATATTGTCAGATGTAATATAGAAAGTGATTGCATCTTTCATGTACATAGAGCCACCACCTGGATTCTTTCCACCACTATATATACTAGATGTATTATACCCAGTTAAATCAACATCAGTGAACTCTTCTGACCTATCATAGTCTCCAGTTAGTATGTATTCATCGTTAAATTGCCCAATACAGAAAAGAATCTTCTTATCATCAGTACCAGATATATCATCATATAAGTCGTCATCAGAATTGAATTTTAAGCCTGTTAAAAGATCATTCCCTGGTATAGATCCATCTTCTCTAAATGTTGTAGTTATAGGCTCTACTATATCTTTTGAAGATTCATATTTTGCATTTAAAATATCTACACCTGCCAAATCTACATTATACTCCACCTCAAAGTTTCTTGAAGACTTGTCATTCGGAATTAAATGCCTTGTCATACCATGAGGATGGATTTTAACAAGGTCATTAGAAAGATTTAATGTCTGAGATACTCCATCTAATTTAACAGAGTTTAATGTAAATTCTAATTGCTCACTTCCACTTTGATTGCAGTCAGGTCTAATACCCATAAACTTAGTAGGATTGTCATCGTCTCTTATACCTACGCTAAATATAGACTTATTCATTAATTTAATATTGCCTATAGTAGATGATGAATCATTTAAGGTCAAATCAGTATTATGGAAATCTCCATTTGAATCTTTGTAAAATTTATATCTTGAATGTATATGTTGCTTTACAATACCATCATCTTCACTAATAACTTCAGCTACTCTTGATAGAATTTTAGACATTATGAGAAGTTTTGACTTGCAACGCCATATGCGATTTTTTCATTTGCATCCCAATAAAAGCAAAAGACATCCATTTTATCGGCAGTTTGAGTAACACTAGGCTTGCTTCCACCTGGCCACTTCACAGTCGCAGGATCTGTATCAGCGGCACCATAATGAGAAGTCCATGTGGTTATTAAATTCTTTGTAACACTACTATGTGTTTTTACTAATACCGTATAGTTACCAGAACCAGTTACTGGAAATATTAACCTTGCATCTGCAACTGTTATATCAGCTCCAGTAAATGTCATTCTAGCTTTATTACCATTGCCATTAAAATCAATATCACAATCAGCACTATCACTAGGAGTTGGTGTCGCATAATGATTAAAAGAAAAAGGCTTGGTAGTAGTAACTGCTCTCTTTGGGGTAAGTTGAATATCTCTTCCATCACTTATTGATATTAAACTACGATTACCTGCACTAGCATTACCTGAAGATAATACTATTCCATAATTCCCATTAGAAATTATAGTTGCATCTGCACCAGTACTTCCAACTTTTATATTTCCACTTCCATTGGGAGTAACGAGAATATCTTCATTAGCGCCATCTGTAATAGTCATAGTACCAGTAGAACTATTGCCTGTAGATAATACTAAACTATTATTACCATTTGATTTAACTGTAGTATCTCCTGTCCCAGCACCTACATTTATAGTATTACCAGCTGATCTTCCTTGATATGTATCAACTCTAGTAGATTCTCCTACAAAATCAGCATAGGCTGAGGCACCTGAGCTACCAGTATTTTTTTCAATTACTAGATTACCAGCATTAGATCGTAATTGAGTATTATAACTTGCAGGAGATTCAGCGGCACCTTGCCCTCCAGCATTAATAATAAATGTATCACTATTAGTCCCATTAACAGCTGCTTGCTTATCACCTATCACTTTATTCCCATGGTCAATAGGAGCACCTTGTAGATGATGATTTGTATTTGGACCAGGAACTACGTGGTTTGTAGTAGGCTCTGTTGTTTGCTTTTTAATTGGATATACAAATGCCCTCACTTCTACTGCTGGGAATTCTACATCTGTTAATTGATTCCCACCCGCATCCTTGCTGGTAACAATTAAATCTTTATATGTTCCATCATCAAACAATTCAGAATATAACATTGTTAGTCCATGCTCATGTATATGTAAGTCAAAGGTATTATTATCTATTATTCTTATAAAATAGCCATAAGAACTAGATTTGGGTCCTAAATATGATACATGAGATGTTAGATTAATAGTATATTTCTCTTGATTACCATTATTTAAAGCAGTAAACCTACAATACAATTCTGCCTTTACAAAAGCTGTTCCTGAATTATGTTTAATTCTATACTTGCCTGGAGTCATACCATTACTATTAGCTACATCAGGGAATTGCGTTGAATCACTAGGAGATTGCACAGGGAACCAACCTGTATCATGACTATAAGATAAATGAGATAAATCTTGTTTCTTTTTACTGCCAAAAGATAACGGTATACTACCCCACATGTTTCTCGATTTTAATAGTAAGGTAGCTATTCCTGCACTTTGATATAGCAACATATCTCCATTATTTCCTTGTGATGAGGTGGGATATTGAGTTACTACAGGTACCATTATTTGTGAACCTTCTGCTTATACGTTATTGATATATCATCTAATTTAAACGTGCTAGGAATATTATAACTTGTAGATGATAATTTTAACAAAGATACCTTTATAGCTGTAACCTTCTTAACAACAGATCTTATAGAAACTGCAGCCCCTACATGCCCTGCAGGTAAACAATATTTAAATGTAAAAGTTTCTGTTTTATTGGCTGTGGTAGGTAGTATCCCTGCAAAAGTATTAGTTGCCAAGTCTGCTGTCCCACTCGTTGTAGTTCCAGATGGTACACAGAAATATTCAACAGGAGGGCCACCTTCTGTATAGAACGCTTCTATCCTTGCAACTAACTGAGTAGAGGCATTTGCTTTATAGGTAAAGTTTAAAGAGTATACTGTTTTTCTTTGAGCATGATTATTGAAATCTATTGCTGGAGATTCGTATAATAATATTTGATGTTTCTCGTTTTGAGCAGCAGAGTTCCACTTCATAAATTTAGCACCAGATGTTGCAGCTCCTGTTGGATACCCACTTGTGTAACTGTTGTAAATACTATTTCTTACTGTTACCACTTTTGAATCTCTAGTTATAATACTATTGCTACGTTCAGTTATACTTTGAGCATCACTAAATTTTCTAAAGAATTGAGTCAAATTCTTTCTATATATATTCCACATAAACCCAACATCTTCAAGATTAGTACCTGCCAGCCCTTGATTGTGAATGATAACATTCTTTTCAATAGGATCGTAAGATACTACAGGCGCTTGAGTACTATTCTCAGTAAAGAGATCTGTCCACCTACTTTCAGAAGTAGTCATTGTTGCATTAGATGCAATACTAGGCAGTGCAGATGTTACATCCAATCCAATTTCAGAAAATAAGTTTACTATCTGCTCTCCATCAAAAGCATATAAACCATTCTTACTAGCCCATACTACTCCTTGCTCTGTCTGAGTTACTTGACAAGGATTTTTAACACCTGTATGTTTTGCAGAAGATTTCAACATTTCCAACTCTTTAGAGATATCAATAGCATGTACTACATTTTCTTTAAATTGCAATATGAAATTTCTCCAGGCTTCTAAATGAACTACTGTATCTGCATCTGAAGCTGTTACATCAATAAATGATTGCTTGGTAAATACATCATATTCTCCAAAAGCAGTTTTCATCATTCTATCTGGATAATGAACCCCATCAAATTTAACATTACCTACATATGTTCTACCGTTTGCAACTACTGCAGTTTTATAATAACAACTTCCTATATCTTTATCAGGGTATCCATGTATAGACTCAAACGTCTCATCACCTATAGAACGAACTGTTGCTTCGCAAAAATGAACATGCCCTTGAGCATCAGGCCAGTGACCACTTCTTCCATTATAAGCAGTTCCACCATAAGTATCTGTAGCAATTTCACTTAAAAATTTAGCTCCAGCAGGAGCATGCCATTCAGTATCTCGTCTTTGCCAAGGATTCCAACTAGCAGAACCTGCACCTCTCATCCCTCTTTCGTAATCAACTTCACATAATAATTTCTTTGAAGAAGTTGTAATATAAACATCTTTCTCGGGATCACTAGAACGCTGCTCAATATATACTCTATATCCTTTTATTCTTGGATTGGCAAAACATGACAATCCATCATGCAGAGCTCTTAAATTAAACCATCCTGTCCCATAAACTCGTCTTGAATAATGCTGATTTGAGAACCCAGACCCTGGTAAATTGAAAAAATTAGGAGTTTCTGTTAATGCAGATTCTTGTCCATTTTCATATACATATCCTACATACATTCTCCATCCAGGATTAGCAGTAGTTCCTTTAGCTAAATATATATCTCCATGCCCAACAATCTCCGCATCCACATCTCCACCTGCATGGATATCTGGAGAGCCATCGTGTCTAAATGAAGGAGAAAAGAAGGTACATCCTTTTCTTCTTAATCCCCAATCTCCTGCGTGTGAAGAATTTTGAGAATAAGTATTATGAGCATCTATGCTCAGAGGTCCATTTATACCTACGCAATACCCCATCCCACCTCTTTCTTGAGAAGTACTTTCTCCATTTACTAAATGACCATCTTCGCATCCAAAGAAATTCCACAGTACAACAAAATGATAATCCCAAGTAAACCATGCCATGTCATAAAACATAGTTTGACTAGTTTGATCTGCTCTACACACACCTTGACTGGTTCTTCCATCTTCACCTGCTGGAGAATCTGGGGTCCATGTACCATTCCGAGGAGTACTATTTTGTCTATCACTCTTAGTTCTATCTTTCCAATCATATGGACCTCTATCATCTGCTCCACTTTGCCAAGTATGGTCTGGTCCTGACCACCAATACATGCTATGAATTTGAGGAGTTTGTAGTTGTCCATGCCCTGTATAATACCAATTCCAATTAGTACTTCTACCAGGATTTGCTTCATACTTTTGAGATGCTGAACCTCTATCTAATACCCAGCAATCAGTTTTTGCACATGCATCATCATCAGTTACTCCAGCTTTCGCTATTTTATCTTCAGGAAATACATAACCATCGCCTTCAGTATTACTAAATAACTTCCCAGATTTTACATAACCCAACCACAACTTAGTAGAATACCAAGGATTAAATCCTCCGTCACTAATTCGTATTGCTCCATTTGATGTATAATATACAGGATAAAAAGTTTCTGCCCATTTTTCTTCATCCACTAGAGCAGTTCCTGCATAAGTTGCGACTGTACCATCATAAGCCCACCACATACCATCAAATCCACCCATTCTTACATCTAATAGCCATCCCCCTTCTCTATTAGTACCAGCTTCATTTTCTTTAATATCTCGTTCATATATATGCAGGGTGCCGTTAGCATATCCAGGTTGAGTAGCTACACTATTACCATTCCTATGTTTAGAACCTAAAGCATAATATTCCGTAGGATTATTAGTAATTGCACGTGGACCCCATCTAAAATTACAATTTGGTATATCTAAATATTCACTAGTAAATCCATTTGAACCTGATCCTACTCCATGAAGATTATCATAGTCACTAGTAAAATAATGCAGTCCTCTCCCTGGAATGCCAACATAATTTCCAGGAGGCTGCCAATCTTCTAAATCATCATCACTTCCATCATCTTCATATCTTTGTCTAATCTCCCAAGCTCCACATAATCCAAGTATGCCAGGATTCCTATTTATATCAAACCCCATACCTGTAGCTATAGAAGTTGGAGCTTGATCTTGTCCATGTTCTCTTTGAACAAGACCTCCAACGAAATCTCTTATAGATAATGATTGTTTAGGCATATTTTATTTTTCTCTTTGAAGTACTGGAAGAGCACCACCGCGGATGAAGATTGCCAACTGTCGCGCTATATACGAAGGAGTATGAAGACGTTGAGGAGGCAGCACTCTTCCATTTCTTTTTTCTTTTCATTATTTCATTATTGCTTTTTTAACACAAGCTTCTACAGTTTCATAGATAGCTTCAATAATCTTACCTTCTGTCTTTTCATTAATAATGGGAACATTAATATTGTCATTTAATTCTTTAACAATCTTATCTTTCATCTCATCATTAAATAGGTAGTTTGCGATCATTTCTTTCATTATTTTTCTCCTTTTTAATAATCTCGTTTACGTTTAACAAATTTCTCTTTTAAGCCATTTCCGCTTAAACTAGCCATAATTTCAATGATTGCACTAATAGAGGACTTTATCTCAGCTTGATTCATTTGCATCCCTTTTTGGGCATCTATGAGCTTAATAAGGATACCTTCTAGTCTTCCAAAGGATTCTCTTAGTTCTTTTTGCAATTCATCTTGTATAAACTTATTTTGTTTCCATATAAAGAATCCAAAAGCTACACTCATTGCGACTGGAACTCCAAACGTCTCTAATACTGAAAGAATATCCATTACTTACATGCAACAAACATTTCTAAATTAACAGCAGCAGTATCAGCTATTGCATTTATACTTGTTAATTTTTCAAGAGTAAGTCCACCAGTATCACAATAATCATCTACTCCAGTGATAACTGCATCATTCTCACCTATTAAATAACTCATTCCTGCATCTAGTCGTACAGCAAAATCCGTTGTACTTTCTCCTAGGAATCTTAATTTAACAAAATTCAAAGCATCTAGATTGGTAACTCTTACATATTGAACATCGCTAAACACATAATCTCCTCTACCATTAGCTGCACCAAAACTACATAAGGATTTCTGACTAGTAGGAATATTAATAATCCTATGAGTTACTTGATTAATATTAGCAATATTAAAAGTTCTAACCGAACCTTCATCTTTTTCATTCAAGGTTATTGTTTCTGATATTGTTACTGTTAAATTTGCTGGAACTACTTTACTTGCCATATTATTCTCCTATGCCCCTAAGGCTACCATTATTTCAATATCTGTTTCTGCGGTTGCTTCTGATTGAAGACGAACTACTGATATATCCTCAACACTCATAGTATTCAGGTCTACTCCTGCATTGAAGGTAGCATTAAAAGAATGCAATATAAAACTTTTACCTTCTTCCAATAAATACCACATACCTTCCTCATCGGTGTCGTCTGAATCATCATCTCTTGCTATGTGAACTTTTACACCTTCACCAGCCGCTGTCATTAGGTTAGTTATTCTCATATACTTAATTTTAGTTACATCAAACAATGCTTTCTCTACAGCTGACTCAGTACCTGCTGTTGTGGCAATAACTTCCATTACTCCACTTCCTGAAGCAGGTACAGTAACTATACGTTTATATACTTCGGCAACATCTGCAATATTCATTGTTTGAGTTGAACCAAAATTTCTATCACCTAAACTGACATTCTCCGTAAGAGTAACAGTCATATTTGTAGGATCTATTGTTGTAGCCATATCTTATCCTTTTATTAATTTACCCCATAATGAGGTTTTGCCTTTTATAATTTCAACTACTTCTACTTTAAAATTCCCGCCTTTAAACCAATCCACGATAGCAAATGCATGATTCCAATTAGTAAGTAACCCTCTTAACCAATCTTCATCTGCTTCTATATCCTTTAAACATCCTAAACTCCATGAGCTTAATGTACCTCCTGCAACAGTTTTAGTATGTCTTTGCAAATCATGTGTGTGTCCATACATTATATTCTGTCCATATGCATCTAAATGTTTAAATGCATGATACTTTGATGTGTATTTTCCATGAGTAAAACTCAATTTTCCTATTCTTAAATTCTTCTTTCTATTATAAGGATGGTATTTATATCCTCGCTCTTTTAATCTTAATGCATTCTCAGTCATATACTGCTTTAAATAAGGATATCTTTCTACAAATTTATCTAACCATACCTCATGATTACCTTGGACAAAATGTCTTTCTTTAACTCCTGCTTTATCTAAAGATTCATCTATCCAATCCATTCCAGCATTAACTTCATTAACATCTTGATCTAACAATGGAATTAAATCTTCCATAGGTTTTGCAGATCTTCCTCTCCAATAATGAGTACTAAAATAAGACCATTCACCTGTATCACCTAAATCAATATAAATATCTGGTTTAACTATTTCTATTGCTTTTTTAACAACACTTATTGCATCTGGATCATGCAATGGGAAATGCTTGTCTGGTGTTACTATTGCCCTTTTAATAACTCCATTGTTAGACTTACTCATTACTTACGTAGTTCTTTGTATATCTTAACAACTAAGTAAGCAGCTGTTGCTATCCCTACTGCAACTCTAACCATCTCTGGCAACATAGACATAAATTGGACTCCAAATCCACCTGCGCCTACGCTTGCTGTTCTTAATGTGTCTACCATTTTCCTCCCTTATGATGCATCGTTTATTATTGCTGCCACTAAACACTGTGTTATCGTGGGACTGCTGTCAGCAGCAAAACCAGCATTCCCAGCCTCTGCATGAATATCTGCTACAGGGCAATTTATCTTTAAAGCTAATGACTCATTTGGACCTATTTCTATACAATCAGTAAGATTAACTCCCATATTATCAGTAGCATTAGCATCTAAATTAATATACACACTACTAGTGCTTGCTGTACTACCATTTGCCTGTACAGCTAAATTCTTTATAAATAGAAATTTGACATCATCATTAGCTGAATCAATTGTTCCTAATGTACCTTTTGCAGTAGCTTCTCCTTGGAGAAATGTCCCTGAAATTAAATCAGTTGGAGTAACTGCAACATTTGTTATCTTATAATACCATTTATCATCTGCATTCGCAGTTGTAGGAGTATAAGAATATGTTGTATTATTAATTATCGTTACTATCTCATCAGGTAATAACTGTGCACTACCTACAAATTTTGCTATATCTGCCATTATCTTGTCATCCCAAATCCTTGTATAACAGTAGGACCATGCTTCCTAGCTGCTACATTTTTCTCTATCTGTCTTTTAAATTCCCTTAGATACATTTCTCTTGTCTTGAAATCCGAAACATCCTCAGCTAATTTAGCTTTAATATAATAAACTATAGCTAAAGCTTGATACCTTGGAATATCTACTACACTTGACTCATCTACTAGATTAGAAGCAGGCATATAAGTATACTCTAATTCTATTCCAGTATCTACACTTGATTTTGGACTTACATAATTATAGTCTTCAGGAACACCACTAGACATCGATGAACTACTAGGAATCCATTGACCACCTGCAGCTTCACAAGTATCTTTAGTGCTATATCCACTTATAGTACAATGAGCTACAGCTAGATTATTTCTAGATCTACTGTATTCTTGTTCTACAATAGCTATCTTATTGCCTTTTAAAAAGTATGCATATTTCTTAGATGCCATCTGTATCCTCAGTTTTAGGTTCATATAGCATTCTAGGTATAGTTCTATAAGTCCCCTCAGCATTATCATGATCCTTACATCTAATATCCAGGAGTTTGACTAGATCAGCAGGTAAATCATAGAACCTTTTACCTTCTACTATATGTATTCTTGTAGTATTAACATGAGTTTCAGAGATAGTATTCATTTCTTCTAAAGCATCTTTTATGTATGCTAAAGCTCTACCAGTCTCATTCATCCCTGCTCGTTCCATTATTTCTTCAACTTTCATTCTTAAGCTCCATCATCTATTAAAGCACATACTTTAACTAAGATATTTCCGCTACTTGAATGAGCATGCAAATTATCAATATCTACTGCAGCTGCTCCTGTTTTAAATTTCAATACAATTGATTCCCCTGCTCCTACTTCAAGCACATCTAGCTGAGTTGATGGATTACCACCATCTAAAGTTAACCATACTTTTGCAGTTGAAGCTGTTGATTTACTTGTATCAGAATATCCTAAGTTCATAATACATACCATTTTAACTTCATCACCAGCCGCAAATGCTGTTCCGTCCGTAAAATCTCCTACTACTGCATCTGATCCATAAAATGTACCATTTGTATGACCACCTATTAAATTGGCATTTGAGCCAACTAAATACTCGCCTCCCCACCACTTTACAGCAGTAAAGCCTGATGATGTGTCTACCTCTAATTTACCACCTAATGCTGACTTAAAATCATGATGGATTGCATCTACTGCATCTGTATCAGCATCAGCAGTTATTGTTATTACAGGAGTCATATTAACTGCCCCTCTAGCTGTATCTGCCATTACTTACCTCCCTGGCTTTGTTGTTTTGATGGAGGCTGCATTAATAAAAAAGCTCCATCATATTCTTGTTGTAATTTCATTAATCTTGTTGTCATCCATTCATAGTCAGACTTTACTTTAGCAACCTTTGCCATATAATTTTGTATTTCTGCATTATGAGCTCCCACTTTACTTTCGTTAGAAGCTCTAGTGGCTTGAACATCACTAGTAAACTTTTCTATACCTTTTTCAAAAGTAATTTGATTCTTATTTATATCTGCTTGGTATTTTGAAGTAGCTGCTTGAATATTAGCTTGATATACTGAAACATCATATCCTGTTTCTGCATTATATTCTTTCATAACTTGGTCTACCTCTGCTTGAAATGTTTGAATTGATAATGCTATTCTAGCTTGTTCATTCTGAATATCAGCTTGATACTTACTTATTTTTGATTGCAACTCTTGAATCCAATGTGCTGTAGCTACTTCAATCTCTTCAGACTTATATCTTTGGACTTCTTTTGCTACTTCTTGAGAATATTTTTCAACCTCTCCTCTAAATTTAGCAATAATATTTTGATCGTCTCCTGATCCTAATGTAGCATCTTTCTCTGCTTTCTGTAATTTAGCTTGATATTCTACATTCTCTTGTTCAAATTTTACTCTTGCATTTTGAATATCTGCATTATATTGACCAATACGAGCATTAATAACTTGCATCCTTGCAGCTAAAAGCTCCTCATCCTCTTCTATGTTTATCCAATTATTAGCATCATCATAATCAGGAGATACTATTGGTTGTACAAATGTAGGTACTCCTGAAGTAGGTAATGTATAACTATTACCCCCAGAACTTCCAGAACCAGTCAATATTGGAACTATAGGAGTATCAGGTAAATCCATATCACTTATAGTTGGAGCGTCTGGTAAACTTAACACAGGAGCTATAAACGTACTTATACTTGTTACAGAACTAAAATCTACATCTACCCCAGCAGGAGCAATAGGCATTACAAATGCATCTGGTGCAGAAAATGTTGGTAATGTTTCTGTAATAGTATCTAAAACTAAAGCTGTTAAATTAGAAGGTAGTTCTTGAGCTTTAGCAGCCAAAGAAACATCTAATGATTTCATTCCAGCATATATAACTACTAATCTTATCTTATCTGCAGGGAATGCACTAATATTAGTATCATCATACTCTAATGCTGTACTACTCCCATCTGTAGGAGCATTGTTAATATAATATACTTTAGTCGCTTCACCTGTCTTAGGAACAGGGAAAACATTTATTGATCCATCATCTAACATACACCATACTGGATTATACTTAGATGCATAATTTAAACTATTAATATCCTTTACTCTACCTTGCATGCTTGAAGATACTTGCCTACATTCTCTCCAATCATTATCGATTCCACTTTCTCTAATAACTGAAATAATTCTGGCACCATTCACATTTATAGAATTACTAGTTATTTCAGCAGTAACCTCCGAAAAATAACCAGCATCTTGAGGTCGTAACGATATAACTCTATGAGTAACATCATTTACTCCATCTATTAAGAATTGTGTTAATTCTGTAGTAGTGGGAGTTGTCCCTACGCTTAATCCTGTTATTCCTTCTACTTGTGCTTGAAATGTTGCCATTAAATTCCTTATTTAAAACTACCCCCAGCTAATGCCAGGGGTAGAATTGTTTATTATGCTATGGTTTTGAAGTTTAGGAATGCACTTCCATCAGAAACTATCATAGCTGCATCATGTGCCGCATCTAGCGTTAAGCTATTAACGGTATTTGATCCACTGCTTCTGAAGAATGTAGCATGCCAGCCCACTCCCGCATCTGCATGCGAAGGCAATGTTACTGCTGCTGCTTGACAGATGAATACCTTACCACTATCGTTCTTGGTAAGAGTTACTGCACCTGAAATAACTTCAGCAACTGCATTGCCCCATCCAGCTCTAGAATGTACTGTTTTTGCCATTAGTTACCCCCTAACTTACTTTGCCTGGAACAAAATATTTGATCCAGATATTACCCACTAAGCCAGCTAAAGATGCACTTCCATCTCCAGTTATATACTGAGTAGAAGTCATAGGTACAAATGTTTTACCATTTGTTCCACCATTAACCCCAGAAGTTGCAAGTATAGCTGCAGAACCTACATCTACTCCATCAAGCAAAGTATCTGAACCTGTAGTCCCATTAGCTGCTACTCCAATATCTATAGTAGGACTACCAGTAGCTGCGGTTGTAACATCAAGAACTATGCATTCTACAATGATGTCTTCACCTTCAGGATTTAACCATGATATTCCATGGGCACCAGCTGCATGACCAGTAGCTGTTATAGCAACACCACCATTAATAGGTACTTTTACTACTTTAGGTTGATAATCAAGATGATTATCTGCTTTATTTTGTCCGTATAAAGGATTCGCCATGATAACCTCCTATACCCAGATAGCGTGAGTTTCTGGACAACACCATTCCATTCCCGCTTCTGTTAGTATTTGATCTACTCGTCTGTCGACCCCAGAGTTCTCAAGTGTTTGCACACCTACGTAGACTGATGTATCTCTATTTAAACCATTACCAACTAGTGGTCTATAAGAACAGTATTTCATATTAATACCAAGCATCTTAACATTAGTACCATCAAGGTGGATATTTCTAGCCACATTCATGTCACCATATATTGTAGATATAGTAGTAATATCAATACCAAATACTTTCTTCTTGCCAGCTATTGAGAAATCAGCTCTATAATTTGCTGACTTTTCTAAGTTGTTTCTGAAGTAACCATCTAGTTTATGCAACCAGTTATATACTGCAGTATTGCAGAAGAATACTGTTGCATTTGCATTATTATACCTAGGATCTAACATAGCTGATAAATCATCTAAGAAATCATCTTGTGTCTTAGACGCAAGAGTCATACTAAATGAATTACCATATGTTGAAATAAACTCAACAGCACCTTGTGTTGTATTTATTCCACCTGTAGTTTTTTGTGATCCGAATAGTAAAGATTGCTCAATATCCCATTTATGTTCAATTAGCTTTTCTTTCCATATTCTTGCCCACTCATTTCCTTCATACTTGAGAACAGTGGCTCTGTCTGTGTTATTCATAACAGCTGCAGTCTTCCATATCTGTGTCTGTCCGTGTGAAGTACTAAATGGCTGGTCTTCCCAAGTTTCTGGGTAACCAGTTCCAGCACCATGAGCAGTACCTACAACATAACATCTGAATGGTTCAAGGTCTTCTTGAGATTTAGATGAGATTGCTGCGCCTACTACATCATCACCATCAGGCATTCTAAATACTGCCGATGTGCCTTTAACACATGTAGCATTTACAATTGCATGATTAGCTGCACTAGTTGTATCAACTGAATTAACTTTCCATAATGTGTAACCATCATTAGTTGCTGAAGTAAATGCACCACCTGTAGGAGCTTTGTTAATCTTAATGATTTGCCCAGGTATAAAGAACTTTGGTTGAGTTCCTGTTACACCATCGTAATAATCACAAGTTTGCCCTTTGATGTTTACTAAGTTACCTTCAAAGTTATAATCAGTGAAGAATTTAAAAGAATATATACTTGAACCAGCTGTAGCTGCCGCACTTGTATCCGCATTATCTGGATTAGTTGCAGGTACAGAAATTCCTACCTCACTAAACTCTGCTAAGTATGCATATCTTTTTGAATAAGATGAACGTCTTTCAGTGAATTTGAAAGTTGGATCATCAGTTGGTTTTTTTGAAACCATGCTCACGAATCTAAAGAAAGGATCTTGTGCTAGTGCTAATTCTGTTACCCTATTACCGAAGTTATACTTCCGTCTCAGGGCACCCGTATTAATACTAGACTGAGTTCCTGTCAGCGAGCTATGGTCTTGATCTGAATAGAGGGAATTTCCCACTATCGATGTACTATCTGCCATAGTCTATCTCCTTAACTATTTAATTAAGTTCGAATAGACTTTTAATATTTTAAAATGTTATCTATCCAAACAAGTTATCAACGCCACCATCAAGGTCTAGTAAACCATCAAACACATCATCATGTTCTGATTTATCTTTATTTCCTTGAGAGTTGGCTCCACTGGCACTTGTTGGCATGTTACGAACATTTTTCATTTGGGCAAGCATATCAGTACGTGTAGCATTAGCAGTATTAGCTGCGACTTTATCTCTATTAACAAGAAAATGAACATCTTCTAATGTCAATACATGAGTCTTAGCTGCTTCTACAAATGCGTTATAATCTTCATCTGACATAGGATTCGCCTCTCTAAAAGCCTGCTCCTCCTGCCTTTTTTGTATTTCAGCTTGGACCTTAGCAGCATTCTGTTTTTCAGTATTTAAAATACCTCCAACTCGATTCTGCACTAATTGGTCTACATGAGCTTTCATAACTTTGGCACTATCAGAATCACCATCTGTCATTGCTTCATTGGCATCAAACATAAAATCCTCATCAAGTCCTAAACGTTCTTGAACAGTTTTAGCTGGTGCTCCACCATTTTGTAAATATTCCCTAACATGGCTTACAAGGCCACTATCGTTTTTCATAGCTTCTAACACAGGGACAAATGGACTTAACTCTGTCATCTGGTCTTTTAGCTTAACAGCTTCGCGACTACTGTCCTGGTATCGCTTCTTCCAGTCTTGGCTGTCATCTGACTGTACCGTAGTATTGGAGCCACTTTCTTGAGTTGGGGTTGCCTCAGGCTGAGCCATATTGGGGCCTTCCTCGAAGTGGGTTGCCTCATTCGGATCTACTATACTTCCATTAACGTCTTGTTCTAATGCATCAAAGAAGTCACTAGAGCCTGAATCGGACTTTAATTCTGCAGATTCAAATGAATCTTCAGTCATTCCTATCTCAGGGTTACCACTGATTGTTTCTTCTGACATAACATCTCCTTTTAGTTGTTATTCTTCAACATATTTTAATCAGAACTATCCTTCTTTTGCAAATCATTTTTTATTTTCTCTGCATCTAGAGCTAGTTTCTGATTTTGAGTGCTTACATTATTATTCATAACATTACGTAATAATTTTTGTTCTCCCTCTGTCTGAGTATACTGCTTATTCATGTTAGATTTAACTTCTTCTTTCTTCTTATTAATCTCAACATCAGCTTGCATAACCTTTTGCTTAATGCCTGCTTGAACAAGTTGTCTCTCAAGGGTTTCAATTGTTCCTTCTTTATCTTTAAGAGATTCCTCCATTTGCCCAATCTGTCCTTGTAACTGAGCATATAAACTCTTTCTTTTTATAATATTTTCTTTATTCTTTAAATCTGTTTCAGATAATAAAGCTATATCATCTATAACACCTAATTGCATTAATTGCTTTAATTCTTCTAGATATGCCCATCTATTTACAGGGAGTGTTGAACCTGCTACTATTCTAACATCATATTTAACAACACTTATATCCATTGATTTACCTATTGCTTCGCCCATATCATTATAAATAGGTACATTTATTTCGGATTCTTTCTGCTCCTGTATAGCACTTGGTTGAATTAACCTAAATCTTTTATGTGCTGTATATACTGACTGAGCAAATTGAATTACTGTATCACCTAATTTTTTCAAAGAAGGTTCTATAGATGTTGTCATCCATTGTTTAATTCTTCTTGTTCCGTATTCATCTAAAGCAAGCATCCCTCTATATGTGTCACTTGCACCTCCAGAATCACCCATCATTGAGCTATAGATTCCAGCTAAATATTCCATATCTCCCTTTGCTTCCTGTACAATCTGGAAGAATGCATTTGCTAAAGGAGCAGGCATCACAGGTGTAGGTCTTTCTACTCCAGGTCTTATAGGTAATAATGCCCCAGGTGCAGCTGAATACTTCTCCCATATATCTGAATCAATAGATCCTTCCTCATACATCCAACGTAATGATGAACCTAATGATGCATTATGTACCATTATTTGATGTGCTTTATTAATCTCTTGCTGCTTACCTATCAATGGAGCTACTGCACTAATTGGATATGGTGTTCCTGTCCATTTGTAATGAAAAGGAATTAAAGGATAATCTTTTACTCCCTCAGGAAGAATATTTTCTGAGATTAATTTATCGCCTATTACTATTATTTGTTTTATACGAGTATCATAGAATTGAACTTGATCTACGATATTATTAGCAATATCCTCATTTTGCATTAATACTTTATATTCTTTTTCGGATACCACTAGATTTTCTATTTTAGATGCTTCAGCTTGTAATTGACTCATTACTTCTTGCTCATATGCCATCAACTGATCTTGCATCATTTTCTGTTCTTTTTCTAATTCTAATTGCATTCTCTGTGGGAGCATCTTTCCTTCTTCAACAGCCATCTGTAATTGTTGTTGAGTTTCTAAGAATTTAACTTCCATCTCTGCTTGCATTTCCTGAACAGCAACTTGAGCTTGTTCTTTAATTTTATTTAAAACTTGCTTATTGGGTGGAATCCTGTAGAATACATTCATATATGATACTTTAATTTTTTCATATACTTCAAAATATTCAGCTAATAAGTCTTGTTCACCCTTTTCATTTGAAGCAATGCTAGAAGATTCTGTTGTATCGTTATATGAAAATAACTTCTGGTCTCTCCCTCCCATTTCTCTAGTTGACCAAGATTGCTGAGATTGCTCATCGCTACTAGCTTGACTTATCTTTCTTTTAGCATCTGGGAATAATTTCATTAAATGATTTTTAGGCAATACTTTTCTAACTAATACATATGCAGCATCCCTAAACAACATATCTCTAGATTTAGGATCTATATATATATCAAATGGTTCAGGTTGAGTAATAACAACTTCTCCCATTCCATTGTCCATATCACTATCAACTGAAACTAATAGGTAACCAATTCCTTTTGTAATAGAATCATTAATTGTATTAGCATATAAAGTGCTTCCTTCAGATAAATTCCAAATGTAATCACATAAATCAGATAATACTGCTGCGACATTACTATCACTGCCTTCTACTCCAACAGCTTGCCATCTAGGTGTTTTTGCTGTTGCATAAAAATTTAACATTTCTACAACTGGAAGAATCCTATTTATTATAAATGTAGGCATCCCTTGTTCTTCTAAGGAATTTTTTTCATCAGCAGTTAATTGCTCGTCATGTGCAAAATCATATCCTTTTTGATTGACACTTTCCCACTGCTTTCTTGTAAAATTGTTAGAAAGCTTATACATATTCCTAACCTGATCTACTTTTTTCATTATTCTCCTGTAAAGGTTGAACTACCAGCTAAAGTTTGTGCTTCAGATTTAGTTAATATACTAAAGTTTGGGTATGCTTTACTAGCACCTAATGCTACTAACTCACTTAGCACCCCTTCCTTCATAGACCATTCGCCTTTAATGATACAAAAGGCCTTATCGTATGAATAAGCAGGAACTCCTACCTTGCCTGCCCATATAATATCATCCCATGTAGGAGCTGATTTATATGTTATAGTATCATCATCTGCTACTGATTCTACTATTGGATATAGTGCTTTAATTTTAGTCCCAACAGCACTATTATATGCACTGCTAGGTATACAGAAATACATTTCATAATTAGTCAATTTTGTGACTCCTTTTACCTGATTTAAAAATTCTACCCATTTCTCCTTTTGCCAATTCATCTATACTAGCATTACCTATAGATACAGCTCTATCATATATTAATACATCATCAACAAATCCTCTTACAGGATATTGTATACTACCTGCACTTTCCCCAATACCGCTAGAATTAAATCCAGAAACTCCAAACGTATCTACTGATTGTCCAGTAAATTTTAAATCGGTTCCAGTCATTTGAGTATAGGTAGCTTTATAGATTCCATTTACAAATAATTTTTGATTAGTCCCATCCCAAGTTTGAGCTAAATGAACCCATTTATTTAAAGGTATAGCACTAGTAACTGAATTATAACCATTTCCACATCCAAATAATGCAGTAGTACTTCCAGATGCTGTTTGACCTATATACATTCTATGGTTTTTGCCATCATTCATTCCTACTATTCCTCTACCACTAAAATCTGAAACCTTAAGCCAATAAGACATTGTAAATCCAGATTCAGCAAAAGGCAAATAATTTCTATTTCTAACATAACCTACAGTATCTGAAGTTGAAGTTGTAACTAATACATCTCCCTTCCAATTCAATGAACTAGTTTCTCTTTTTTTATTTAGAAAGAAACCTCCTGAATCTGTTGAACCATCTGCTGAACTTGAAAGTAATATAGTTGATTTAGGAGGTCCATTAGAACTAGTATTTTTCCACTCCATATCATAACTACCCACTCTATCAATCCAATCACCTGGACCATCATTTCTCCAATAATGAACTAAACGTTTCGCTTTCACTGAAATAGAAGAATATACGGAACCTGCACCGCTTGCACCATCTTCTAATTGAAAGTATGTTGTAGTACCAGTAGCAGTAAAAGTATATGAAAAATCTCCTGTACTACTTACAGTTTGGTTTAATAAATCAGCAGCTGCATTAGATGTTCCGACTTCTATTACATTGCTAGTACCAACGCTTTCACAATGTCCTGTAACAGAATATGTAACTCCAGCTACAGTTGTCAAAACTTGTTTTGCTCGACAGAAACCATCACCTCCACTATTCATTACCATATTACCATTTGAATAATAAGGCAATCCATCACCTACTGAATGAGTATTCTCTAGTGTCCATCCATTTAAATTTCCATCAAAATTTCCATTTGTTAACATTTCAAAATTATGTGCAGAATGAGTAGTTTGGTCAAGCATTTTACCATCGTTATATAATTCTCTTACATCATCTGCAGTTAAAAAAGCATTCCATATTGAGACATCGGCAAAAGTTCCATCATGATATGATTGAGTTAGTCCACCACCATATCCTATATTTATTTGTCGTGCAACTTGAGTCATTGTATGAGCACCATTGGTATTACTTGCATTACTACCAGCATCTTCTCCATTTATATAAAGACGATGACCACCACTAGCTCCTCCTGTTTTATTAAAAGCTACAGCACAATGTATCCACTTACCACGAGTCATGGTAGTTGCTGTAGTAACGTAACTATTAACTGAACCATCATCACTACCTGAACCAGAAGATGTTTGTAATTGCAATCTATTACTATTATCTGCAGTTATTCTCCATCCACTATTGAGCCAGTTTATATTATCAATAAGGCCTCTATTCTCTCCGTCAGCTCCATTTAAAAATACCCAGAATGCACAAGTAAGAGAATCTGTAGGAGTATAGTTTTCATCAGGATATAACCTTTCATCTGCACCTTCAAACCAACCTAAATTACTATAAGATTGTAATGCTATTTGAGGTATATCTTTTTGTCTGTCTGCATCAATATATCCTGAAGCGATACCTTTTTGTTTTATAGTTATATTATCAACATACATATGTTCCATTCTATATATATAAATATTTTTAGCATATATAAAATCACCAGCAGTTGTAGCGTTTTGACTTCTTAAATATAATCTAGCAGTTAAATCATGTGATGAATCAAGTCCAGTGCAATCAAGCAATAAGTATGATGTATACCATGACCCCCTATGACTTGCTACTAATGCTTCTCTTTGTATTGTCTGGACAACATCTGAATTACCTGTATCCCACCATATAAATGCATCGCCATTTGCAGTTGCATAATCACTCGTTGAAGCTGGAATAAATATTTTCGCCTGTACTTGGTATTTATGTCCTGCTTCTAAAGTAATATCGGATGTGTTTCTTCCAAACCATTGATTACTACCAACTGCTGTAAATTTAGTTGCATCATTACCACCAGCTCCATCAGTGTCTACATTTGCAGCTGCAGCCTGAGCTCCATCCTCAGGATACTTTATCCATCCAGTAGTATCAGTTTCCAATACTGATAGATGAGTAACACTATTGCTAGTACTCTTACTTGTTGTCTGATCTTTAGCATATAAATATGCATTTGTTGCATGTCCTGCTGTAAAGTCTATATAATTATCTATAAATTTTGTAACTTTTACAGCATCTACATACACAGTACCATCAGCAGTACCGCTATAAAACCATACTTTTGTCGATGTATGCCCAGCTGTAAATTGATAATTATATTTTACCCAAGAAGTTGCTGTCCCAAGTGGAGTAGTATTTATAATTACAGTACTATCATCTCCGTTATCAGTAACTTGGAGTCTAACATTTTGATTAGTACTTCCTCCACCTTTAGCCCAAAAAGTTACTAAATACTGACTACCTACTTCTGTTGTAAATGCTTGTTTTATATGTCCTACCGTAGAACCACTTCCTGATGTTACTAATTGAGCAGAATGAGCATTTATTTTTCCACTATTAACATATGTGGCTCCTGTAACAGCTGCCCAACTACTTAAATCTCCAGCAGAAAAATCATAATCACTTATTAAATTAGTAAATGTAATATTAGAATTAGCTGAAGTAACTACACTAGCTCCATTATGCACTGCAAAGTTAGAAATATCCATCCCACTTCCAGTAGTTGCTGTAAAATCAAGCCTGTAATCTCTACCTGGAACCATATCTCCCATAGTTGAAGATAATGTTCCTGAAGTTGAATTATTTAAATATATACCTATACCACTAGATGCCATACCAGGAATTAGATGCACTCCCATATGTGCAGCATCTTGACCTGCACCTGTAGAAATAACTTCAATATCAGCACCAATAGTAGCTCCACCTGAATTGCTTGTAAGATTAGATGCAAGTGAATCATCCCATTTATTTGTACCTTTCTCAACATAATTATCAGCTTTATTCCAACCATCGTCACCAGTAAACACAGTAGTTGCATGATGTTTGTCGCTTACAGGTTTAATTGATAATTGCCCAAGATAAAATGTAGTTGTTCCTGAATTTGCAGTTTGAATATAAAGTGCATCTGTTGGATTGCTACTACTCGGAGAATCACAAGTCATATAACAAACAATCTCTACCCATTCATTATTTACACTACTATTTACTGTATTGGCACTATCTGCAAAATAAGAATTATCTGGATTTACAGTGACAGTATTACTTGTATATATCCAAGCTGAGACTTTATAAGTAACCCCTGAATAATATTTTCCTGTCATTGATGCCCTTACTCCATCCCCTGCTCCCCCAACAACAAATTTTAAAGACTGGGAATTTCCTCCATAAGTTTGTTCAGTAGATACTGACATAGTAGCACCAGGGCCATCACTATCTACAATATATCCAGTAGTTCCACTACTTAAATCTCCATTATTTACAAGTTCATCACCCAACCCTGTATTAGCTGCATCCATTATAAATGATTGCCCTTTATGACCTTCATTCATAGGATACCATATCTTTAGATTAGATTCTGCAAGTGAAGTGCTACCATTATTTAATGCTAAAGATTCAGGGTTAAGGTGGTCGTAAGTAACATCAGAAGCACTCCATGCTGAATCCCATATTTGAAAATCAGACATCATTCCTTTATATGCATGCGCTAAGTCAGTACTATATGGACTTCCTATATTAGAAAGATGTGCTTGAATACCTTTATATCCTTGAACTAAATCTGCTCTATAGAAATAAAAATCATTATATCTATTTGTAGAATCTGCATTTAAACTTCCATATAATTGACCATTAACATAGCAATGCACAGTAGAGTCTACTCCAGTCCCAACATATACCACTCTAAGCCATGTATTTAATGGTAAAACAGTAGTTGCGAAATCAAAATAAGAATCACCTGAATCATCTGGATTTCCATCTACTAATCCATTCCCTGAAGGAGCCCCATCTGGTCTATAGCCTAATTTAAATCCACCTGAAGTAGGGTCTATATAAAACATCATTACTGAACTTTCATTTCTTCCAACATAAAATTCCAAACTATCGCTAGCTGCATTTATCCAGCATGCCATTGTAAATGCATCGCCATTAGTATGTTCAAAGGCATTTATTCCTGATACTCCAGCTGCGCCTCCAGGAATTTCAAGATCATCGGCAACACCATCAAACTCTAATGCTCTACCTGAATATAATTCTCCATGATAGTTATTTTTTTGTACACTACATTTTCTTAAACTAACCTGACCAATTTCTATTATATCGCCAGATACTGAATCAGTAGCTCCTGTACTTCTATTATAAAATCTAATATAAGTTGTTCCAGTACTACCTGCTGTTTGAAATTGCCAAGTATGCTTACTTGCATGGTCATCTGACTCACCTATAATAGCAGCATGAGATTTACCTTGAGTGCCTAAATGAGGGTCATTAGGACTTTGCTCTACTATATATGCAGCACATCCATGGCTACTTCTTTGATAATAACTAATTTCGTAAGTTGAATAATTATCTAATGTTCCTATTTCTTGATAAATAAATGTATTAGCACCACCACCACTACCATCACCACCACTAATTACTTTCTGAGCATTCGCTGGAAAACCATTGCCTGAAGTTATAGATTCAGTATCATTAGAAGTATTTCCACTCGCCCAGCCAGTTGCTAGTCCACCTGTATCAGTAGCCATATTACCATTAGTAAGTAATTCTTCACCTGTTGGCTGTAATGATGATGAAGTATCTTTTATTCTATATTTCTTTGGTTTTAATATTTTTTGTATTGTAGCTGGCATTATGATAGTGTCCCTGTATTTCCATTTATTTTCTTTAGAGATATATTTGACATGCTAAAATTAATTACATCAGTTTCTTCGCCAGTTCCAATTTGCAAATAAGCTGCGCTGTCTGTATCAGTAATTTTAAAATAAACTGTATTAGCCCCATTTGTGCTTGTAAAAGTATCATTACTTCGTTCACCACTAGCTCCACTTGGCCCATTTCCAATTACTACTTGAAGATTGTCAGTGCCAGAAATATATGTTAAATCAAAAGTACATTTATACCATTCTCCTGCAGTTACATTTATTGCATTAGATGCACATCCACCCCAATCACCACTTGTTTCTATCGCTGCTGATATATCTCTTCCTGATGAAGTAAAAGTATCAAAGGGATAAGAACTACCATTAGTAAATCCTGTAATTAATTCACTACCTAATGTAGCATTATTATCAAGAACGAAACCATTGTCAGTTCCAACAGAATCAAATTCAGTTAAATTATCTAAATTCCACCATGATACTAAATTAACTTTTTCACTAGTTGATAAATCTGCATATTGTTTCCACATAATCGACTTAATTTCTGGTTCAATTAATCTCCTATTCCATATTGCTGCATTACACATATATCCCTGATAATTAACACTTCCATTTGCTGTTCTTGCAAATGTTAAATCAGTTGCTGTATTATCCATAGAGGCAAACCCACTACCTGCATTTTGATTTGAATCATCAACTCTTTCTCCATTTAAATATATTCTAACACTATGGTCGGTAGTTCCTCCATCATATGTAGCTAATCCATAATACCATACATTAGAAGATAGACTAGTATTGTATTTTCTACCTATTATAGCTGATTCGCTAGGGTCAAAACATTGTAAACATAGTTTGCCTCCAGAAGCTAAATGAAAATACCATTCATTATTTGCATGGCTATCAGATGTATTATTAGTTTTTCCTATCAAATGGTCAGTTCCAATAGGGTTAGGTTTAAACCAACATCCTACTGAAAATGCATTACCTGCTGTAAATGTAAAATCACTACTATCAGAAACAGTTATTCTATCACCAGATACAAAATATGCAGCACCATCGGTTACAAATTCAGTTTCTCTTGTACTATTATCATATCTTAATTTCAATCCACTCGTAGGTATTCCAGGTGTAACAAGGGAAGATGATGATGATGCATTTCCTAATCCTAGCTTTGGCATATTATCCTATATAGCATATGCATGCACCATTAGTATTTAAAGATACGCTAGTCCATCTACCATATATTGTCATACCTGATGGGAATAAATCAGTATTGCCTAATTCATCTCCACCTGATTCATATCCTGTACCACCTACTTCAATACATTTAGTTCCTGTTTCAGGAGTTAATGTATCAAAATCTGATTCTTGTATCATTGTGATTGCTACTACTACTCCAGAGGTTGGAGTAAATACTTTTCCATCAGTGTCTAAAAAAACACTACCAGCTTGTCCCATTGTAGCATTTTGAGCTTCTTGCACAGTATAACTGTGTAATCCTTTACCTGCCATTTTATTCTCCTTTGAGTTGTGCTTTAAGGACTTGCATTGTCCGTGAACGCACTATTTTATTTTATTAATTCAAAATGAGGGAAGTCATCGAACATATTATCTTGAACTTCAAAGTCACGATCCCAGTCGCCTCCCCATCGTACTTCTATTCCCATTTGATTTGCAATACCTAGTACAAATCCTGCGAATAATGTCATTCTTTCTCTATCTGTCCAGTCTACGGGATAAGGGACGCAATCAACAGCCCTAGAAGGACTAGCATTATGCCGACCTCTAGGATATTTGACTTTTGTTTTTCCTTCTTCATACAAAGAATTTTGCCTATCTTTGCTCCTGTGTCCTTCAAGTATTGAACAATCCACATATTTTATTACCTCATTAAATAGCATCTGTAAATCTTTTTCACAGGTAGCTAATCTTTCTTTTGATCGTTTACCAAATCTCGGCATTATTTACCTTCTACGTAACCGCCAGAACCATATGTCTTAACAGAAGATCCTACAGAGCCACCACGCTTCATTTTACTAGCATCTGAAATTCTTTTTTTATTTCTATCTTCCATTCTTTTAGTCTTAGCTTTTCTCTTTAGTACTTTCCTTGCAACTCTACCAGACTTTTTGACCATTCTATCTTTTTTTCTCTTGGTTCTTTCTGCTTTTGAAAAATATTTCTGTACATCTTTTTTCTTTTTATCAGTAATACTTTTCCATTCTTTTTGAGATTTTCCAAAGATAGTTGCCCCATCTCCACTTCTTTTATCATCCTTAACCAACATCCAGCCTTTGCTGTGATCGTTGGGATCATGATATTTTTTCTTCATTGCCATTACTTACCCTCCACGTAGCCACCGCTACCATATGTTTTAACTGATGTTCCTACAGAGCCACCCTTTTTATATTCGCCACTATCTATTGCTGTCTTTTGCAATTTCTTAATTTTTTTAGCTCTATGTTTATGTATTATATTCTTATCTCGAGTTTTAGCTCTTGCGTCTTGCTCTGCTTTATAAACATCTCTAGTGCTGCCACCTTTTGCTTTTGCTTTTTTCCCTGCCTTAGCCATTTTTCTATTTACAAGTTTATTCTGCTTTTTAGCTAATTTCATAATTTTACGAGATCTTCTTTTGCTATCCCATCCAGTAGGCAAATACCACGGTTCATCATGTCCCCAGTCCATGCCTTCTCTTTCTTTAGCTTCTTTGGCTGTAACTTTGCCACCTTTTTTATATTTTTTCACAGGCAATTTGCCTTCCTTGTTTATTTTATCTAGATTCTTCTTACCTATTTTCTTTACACTAGACTTTTTAATTATATACTCACCGCCTTCTGCCTCAAGGA